ATAACAATACCAATAAGATAATTACAAATTTTGATAATGAGGGTAAAGATAAAGAACCTATAAGTAATTTTAATTATAAAACAAATGTTTTTAGTCAACCAATTGATTTTACATTATTAGATTTAACACAATTTTATAAAAATAGAAAGTTTGAAAATCAGTTTATTACTGAAGGTAATGTTTATTATTCTGATTATGATAACTTATTGGTTTCAGATCAAACCACATCAATGTTAAACACTCCTTATTTTATTAATGCAATCCAAGAAGGAGTTTATAAATTTAGATACAAAACTAACGATCAATACCCTTATAAATCTGCGGCGTTCTTGTTCCTTAATAGTTTACCTTTAGCGACATTACGAGAAAAATACAAACAAGATAACGATAACGGGAGTTCAACAGAACTTGATTATATCATATCAACATTTAAAAAATTCGGGGCAGTTCATAAATTACCTTATGCTTGGATATTAAAATATGGATCAATATGGCATAGATATAAAACATGGGTTGAAACTGGTGAAGATATATTGGGCGAGTCTTGGACTGATTTTAACTATTCATACAATTACGATCCAACAAATAGTGCAACAACTAAAGTTTATGATGTTATTATAAATGGATCTAGTAAAAGTATTGTTTTACAGGAAAATATTACTAATGGTATTAACACCCAAACAGATATTAATTTAGGATTTTATCCAAAATTAATTGATGACTATAATGTATTCTTACAGGGTAAAAGAGTATTTGGTGTGTCATTACAACCAATTAATGGTACTTGTCAAATCAATGGAACTACTTTAGAAATTTTAACAATAAATGGTAATGATTTATTTGTTGGGGCGGCAATATCAGGAACTGGTATCTCAATTGGAACAACAATATTGGAACAATTAACGGGAACTGCGGGAGGTGTTGGAACGTACTTAGTTGATAACTCACAAAACGTACCATCAACACAATTCCAAATCACTAATCAAAATGTAAATGGGTATACAAGTGCCGAAATACAAAGCGCGATTGGTACTGATTTATTTATGGTTAATACAACAGGTTCTTTAATTAATAAAACACCAGGATTTGATCTTGGTGATTTAACTAGAGGACTATACATTAGACCTTGGACTTGTTATACAAAATCAATAGATGGCGGATACATATTCCCAATGCCTTCTTTTGGTTCAACAATTAACCAAACTGAAGATGAATGTTTTAGGAATAACGGAACAATGAAAACTGAAGTGTTGGACAATGCGGCAATGTATAACGGATCAGTTAGAACATTTTGGAAGGCGCCTAACTATGGTTATTTTGATAATTCAAGAGTTACAATTCCAACACCTGATAGTTACTTTAAAGAAGTATTTAACGATGTTGCAATACAACCAAATTTTTCAATAAATGGTAACAACGCAAAAATCAGTGAATTGTTTACAACATTCAATAAAGAAATATTAGACACACTTGAATTAGAATTTTTAAATTTCAGTAGATCTATATATGATTACCAAACAACATTAAAACCAACGACACAAGCAGAAACGGAAGAAGAAAAAGTTAATAAAAACTTTCAGTTATTGATGAGGTCTTTAATGAAACTACCGACACCAACAACAAGTGTTACAAATGGTGATGGTATTGTTACCGAAATACAGAATAGTCAAATAACTAATTTTCAATCTTACTTTACTTCATTTATGGATTATAAGGTAACGATGAAATATGGTAATCCTTCAGATTATAATAAGAAATTATTTTACACGTTTTCAAATCAATTTATCATTGACCCATACCTATATCAAGGATATTACCAAAATTCACCAAATAGTTTACCAACAAATGGTGGAACTCTTACATTGGCACAATCCAAAACACAATATCCTGAAACTTGGAAAACATTGGAAACATATGTTGGGTTTTCTGAAATACCTGAATTAGTGTATTCTAATAATGGATCGTATATTACCGACTTTTTTGTTGATATGGATGTTGAATTTAGTGAAAATAATATAAAGAATTTTGCGCCTATTATTAAAATTTATGCAACTCAAAAGTTAAATAACAATAATATAAATAAAACTGAATTTTTTAATTTGATGGATACGTATATCACAAAAAATACTACGTATCTAAATACGGTTTTAGATTTAGAATTAACAAGATTAAGAAAAGAATTACCAAACGTCACAATAACTCAAGACAATAATGTTAAGTCTTCACTTGAGGGAGAACAAACACGATATGAATTGTGGGACTTGTTTAAGACAATTAACGATACTTGGATATCAGGTGCGGATTTTAAAAGTAAAACGTTATTTGAGGATGTTTTGTTGATGGACAGAGCAAGTAGAGATGTTGGACAAAAAGTGTATGTGGACATATTCAAATTAAAAGATTTAATTGAGAGTGCGACCTATAAAAATTCATTACTTGATTTAGTTCAAACAATATTGGTGAATAATAATTTTGTTAATTTCACATTACCCGCATATGCTAATTTTTATAATGTTAGAGATGTTGGTAAAAACACATCACCAAAACCTGAAGGAACTTTGGAGTTTGCAAACACTTTATTTGGAACATTTTTAAATGTTGATTATAGAGAAACTTCCGCAAAATTCTTATGTCTTTACGCAAATAAACCTAGTCAATATTTGGCAATGAATGATAATGTTGATTACCGATACAGGGATGATGCGTTTGATCTAAGAAGAGCAACCGATAATCCATTATTGGAAAATCAAGAAGGTAAAACAAATTGGGATAAATCAAATAAAGTCGTTGGATTTAATGTTGATATTGGACCACAAAATCAACAAATTTTTAAACAACTTGACGTATCTCAAGACCCTGGATTACCAACATCGGAATCATTAGAGGTGTTAAATAGTATGGCAAACTTGGATAGAAACAGAGCGGGTTATTCACAAAGTGTTTCATTATATAATCTATATAAAAATAGAAGTTACAAATGTTCAATTGATATGATGGGTAATGCATTGATGCAACCAATGATGTACTTCAATTTAAGAAATGTACCAATGTTTAGTGGTCCTTATATGATTACAAAAGTTAGTCATAGAATATCTGAAAATGGATTTGATACGACAATTGAAGGTCAAAGACAACCATTTTATAGTATTCCAAAAATTGAAAACTTTATTCAATCTTTAAGTACTAAAATACTTGAAAACGTAAAAGAAAGAATTCAACAAACCGATAAAACAACAAACGCAACAACTAATAATGTCATTTCAGAATCAAGTGAAATTACAAATACAACAAATGTTGCGACTTCATTAAGTACTAATCAAAATTGTGATGATAAATTAATTGAAACATATAAAAGTTATACAACAGAAACCGCAACCGCAACGGAAATAAATATTAGTGATGCGATAAAAACAATTAATGATAGGGTGAATCAAATAGGAGATAAAAATAAATCATTAGGATTTTTGATCTATAGTATTATGTCATTGAAAACACCATTAAGTGTGGTATTTAAAAATTACAATCACAACTATGGTAGAGTACCACTTACCTTTCCATACTCAGGATCTGAAAGTAAATTTAAAAACAAATATTTTTGTGATAATTTAAATACACCTATGGCTATTTTTGAAACTTTCGTTGATTTTGTTGATTTTATGATTAGTAAATACAAAGGACAGATAACCAAATTGAATGACTACGGATATCAAACTAACCAATCAAGTGCGATTGTTAAATTCTATATAATTCATTACCCAAACACAAAAGATAATAATGTTTATAATTCAACACCTGAAGATGATAAAACTAAATGGGAGAAAATCGTAACTGAGGCGATTACCGCATATAATCAAATTATAGGACAATAAAGTAAAAATTTTACTTTTTAATACTTAACGATATTTATATATAAACAAAGACTATGAATACAAAACTAATATTGGATAATTACTTGGGTAAAAACACAAGGGTTACAGAAAAAGAAACTGGAAACGGATTTAAAGAAGTATGTGATTTGGATACAGGAGATTGTTATACCATCAGAATGAAAGATGGTTTAATTGAACGTGTTGATAACACTATGAGTACAAATAAAAAAATACAAGTTGAAACCAAAACAGGTATAAAACAATTATTAAACGGATAAAATGGCAATTGATAAAAAAATATTGGAAGAAATTAGACGACACAAGTCTATTAATAATTATATAACTGAACAGGAAGCAACTGATTTACCACCTGCAGAAGGAGGAATTCCACCCCCTGTTGATGCGGGATTACCACCTGCGGAAGGAGGACTTCCACCAGCACCTGGTACCCCACCTGCTGACGCGGCAGCCCCTGCACCACCTGCGGCACCTGCACCACAACCTGTTGACGTTGCGAACGATCCTGATGTTGAGGAAGTTGGTAAAGAAGGTGACGAAACTGAAGAATTGGATATTACCGACTTGGTAAATTCACAAAAAAATATTGAAGATAAACAAGAAGAATTCTTTAATAACTTATTCCAACAGATCCAAAATATGGAATCTAAATTGGGTGAGATGGATAATATTGTTAACGCAATTAACAACCTTGAAACTAAGGTTGAAAAAATGAGACCAAAAACCCCTCAAGAAAAATTGGAATTGAGAAGTTTGGATTCGGGACCATTTAATCAAAAGTTATCTGATTTCTTTATTGATAAAGAAGAAGATATGGAAAAATCAGGAAAAAATGAATATGTTTTAACAACTGATGAGGTTGAAGATTATTCACCAAGCGAAATCAAAGGTTCTTTTGATACCTACGATGACGAAGATATGATGCCTTAATATAGAGAGGGACATTCGTGTCCTTCTCAAATTTTTTTAACAACCTTATTGACTACACTACTTTTTATAATTATAATTTCTACGTAAACCTTAAATAAATATACACACAATGGCGACAAACAATGTTTTAGATGCGGTTTTGGCTCAGTATGAAAGCTCAAAACAAGGTGGTTCTTCTAACACCTCAAAAATGTCTTCGGACGAAAGAATGAAAAAGTATTTCGCGGCAATCCTTAAGGATAACGAGAAACAAGGTCAGAAACGAGTACGTATTCTACCTACAACTGATGGATCTTCACCATTCAAAGAAGTATGGTTCCACGAACTCTATGTGGACGGTAAATGGCAAAAATTCTATGATCCAGGAAAAAATGACAATGAGAGATCACCATTGAACGAAGTTTATGACGAACTCATGTCTACAGGTAAAGATTCTGACAAAGAAATGGCTAAACAATATAAAGCTCGTAAGTTTTATATTGTTAAAGTAATTGATCGTGATAATGAACAAGACGGAGTTAAGTTTTGGCGTTTCAAACACAATTACAAACAAGAAGGGATCCTTGATAAAATTATTCCAATTTGGAAAGCAAAGGGTGATGTTACTGATTCTGATAAGGGTCGTGATTTAATCTTGGAACTTACAAAGGCAAAAACTCCAAAAGGGGCGGTTTATACGGTGATCCAAACCGTTATGTATGATGACCCAACACCAACTCACGAAGATTCTGAAACAATGAGTGAATGGATTAACGATGAATTGACTTGGGAAGATGTTTATTCTAAAAAACCAATTGAATACCTTGAAGCGTTATCAAGAGGTGAAACTCCACGTTGGGATTCTGATAAAGGTGGTTATGTTTATTCTAATGACGAGGTTGCGGAAACTTCAATCGGAGGAACAAAATCAACACCTAAAGTTGATCCACAAGTAAATGACGTGATTGACGAAGAGTTACCATTCTAAAAAAAATCCTATAAAAGATAGGTAGTGATTTACAAAGTCACTACCTTTTTTTATCTTTTAACAAAACGAATTATTATGGCAATTAAAAAGAAAGAAATAACTTTAGACGCAATTAAAGGTAAGTTCTCAACTAAAACTAAATACAAACCTGAAAGTTATTATAACTGCGGTGATGCGTTTATGGAATCTTGTGGATTACCAGGACCAATTATGGGTGGTATAAATATGTTTTTGGGGCATTCAAACACATCAAAAACAACTGCAATGATCCTTGCGGCTGCTGATGCACAACGTAAAGGACACTTACCTGTTCTTATCATTACTGAAAAGAAATGGTCTTGGGAACACGCAATTGAATTAGGGTTACAAGCGGAAAAAAATGAACTTGGAGAATATGATGGTATGTTTATCTTTAATGATTCATTTGACGTAATTGAACAGGCGACTGAGTTTATTAATGATATATTGGACGCACAAGAAAAAGGTGATATTCCTTATAATATTTTATTCTTGTGGGACTCAATCGGATCAGTACCTTGTCAAATGACATTTGATGGTAAAGGTGGGGGAATGCACAATGCTAAGGTACTTGCAGATAAAATTGGTATGGGTATCCACTCAAGAATATCAAAATCTAAAAAAGAAGAATATCCTTATTACAACACTCTCGTGATTTTAAATCAACCTTGGGTGTTACTTCCTGACAATCCGTTTGGACAACCTGAGATCAAGGCTAAAGGTGGTGAGGCAATATGGTTAGCGTCATCATTAGTATTCTTATTTGGTAATCAAAAGAAGGCAGGAATTAGTCATATTGACGCAACTAAAAATGGTAGAAAAGTATCATTTGCAATCAGAACAAAAATTTCTATATTGAAGAACCACGTAAATGGTATTGGATATAAAGATGGTAAAATTATTGCGGTACCACAAGGATATATTTTGGACACTAAAGAAGCTTTAGATAAGTATAAAAAAGAATATTCTGATTATTGGGAAACAAAATTGGGTGGATCAAACTATTCATTAGACGAATCTACCGAAGAAGAAGAATTTGAGGATTAATATATTGTAGAACGAGTTAATCGTATTAAAATGAACAAAACATTAGTTGTTGATGGTAACAACTTACTTAAAATAGGATTTCATGGTGTCAAAGATTTCTACAACAACGGAGAACACGTTGGTGGAACTTGGCACTTTTTGAACACTTTAAGACGTTTCTTGGAGGAAACGAACTTTAATAAGGTGGTTGTGTTTTGGGATAGTGATACAAACTCGTCCCAACGAAAAAAATTATATCCCAAATATAAAATGAATCGTAAATCTTACGAAAGTGAGGAAAAAACTGATTCATTTAACAAACAAAAAACAAGAGTTAAACAATATCTTGAGGAGATGTTTGTAAGACAATTAGAGGTTGAAAATTCCGAAGCGGATGATCTTATTGCCTACTATTGTCAAATATCATTAGACGAGGAGAAAACAATATTCTCGGCGGATAAAGACCTTACTCAATTGATATCAGAAAAAGTAACAATCTACTCCCCCAATCTTAAGAAATATTATAAGATGGGGAGTAAGATTAAATTTGATCACATTGAGGTTCCACACTATAATGTAAAAACATTTAAGATCATTGCTGGCGATACATCAGATAATATTGATGGTATTAGTTTATTGGGTGAAAAAACTTTAGTTAAATTATTTCCTGAGATACTTGATTCACAAGTTTCATTTACGGATATTTTAACAAGAGGTAAAAAGTTATTGGAAGAACAAAGTAAAAGTGTTGTTTTAAATAACCTAATAAACGGAAAAACCAAAGAAGGTATTTTTGGAGATAAATTCTATCAAACAAATCAAATATTGGTTGACCTGTCTGAACCCCTTATAAATGAAGAAGGGAAAGAATTGGTACAACAATATTATTCAGAAAGTTTAGATCCTGACGGAAGAGGACATAGAAACTTAATAAAGATGATGATGGAAGACGGATTCTTTAAATATCTACCAAAAGGTGATGACGCATGGGTCGGGTTTATTAAACCATTTTTAAAATTAACAAGAAAAGAAAAAACAAATTACAGAAACAAAAAAACAAACTTATGAAAGAACAAGAATTTACAAAAGTAGAGTTCCTATTAAAGTGTAACGAAAATATCGTTGTACAAAGATTTTTCAATGTTAGAGGGTTTAACCCAAAATCAAAAAATTCGTTTAACGTATACGACTACATTACTGATTTATGTGGGAATTTACAAAACGATTTGAAGATGCGTTCTGTTGTCTATATGTTGGACAATCAGTATGAAATTCAGGATAATCCTGAGATCCTAAACACATCATATACAGATGGTGATGAGAATTTTAATCTAATAATTAAGGTTGGGGACATGACAATTTGTCATAGAGTGTTTGATGCAAAAGTGTACCCACCAAAGGTAAGATACACCGTAGACCTACGCCCACGACTAAAAGGTATATTAGCTGACCTAACTGACATTTTTTCAGGTAAAAATTTTAATACCGAGTATGCTGGATTTAGTTTAGTTTAATAGTATTTATCTTTACAAGGAGAAAAAACAACTATGGCGACAAACAAAAATTTTGAATATTTAGGAAATAATTTTCAGATTCAATTACTGAATCAAATTATTTTAGACAAGGATTTTTCACATTCAATTATTGATGTGATTGAACCAATTTATTTTGAAAACAAGTATTTCAAAATAATCATTCAAATGGTTAAAGAGTATTATAAAAAGTACAATCATACTCCATCATTTGATACATTAGAACAAGTAGCAAAATCGGAATTACAACAAGAAATTGCATCCAAGATTGTATTAGACATGATTGGTAAAATCAAGGATGCACCTATTGACGGAGGGGATTTTGTTCAAGAGAAGGCTCTTAAGTTCTGTAAACAAGAAGAGGTCATCAAAGTAATGAGTAAGGCCCAAAAGATCATTGATGGTGGAGAGTTTGAAAACTATGACGCTATTGAAGGAATGTTCAGAGAGGCACTACAAGTAGGTGAAAAAAACACAAGTATTGCAAGTGTTTTTAGTAACATAGATCAAGTGTTAGATGACGATTATAGACACCCAATCCCAATGGGAATACCAGGTATTGACAGATTGTTAAAAGGTGGTTTAGCGAAGGGTGAAATCGGTGTTATATTAGCACCAACAGGAGTAGGTAAATCAACCCTATTGACGAAGATTGCAAACCACGCATTCAACATGGGAAACAATGTATTACAGATCTTTTTTGAAGATAATCCAAAGATTATTCAGAGAAAACATTACACACTTTGGACAAAGATTCACCCTGACGAATTGTCAGTAAAAAGAGATGAAGTTATCCAAAAAGTTAAAGAGATTGAGGATTCTATGACGAACAAATTAATTATGCAAAAGTTACCATCTGATACGGTAACAATGCTTCAAATTAAGAATCAAATTAGAAAAATGATCGCAGATGGTACTAAAATAGATATGGTATTATTGGATTATATTGATTGTGTTGTACCCGACAAAAATCTTGGTGACGAATGGAAATCTGAAGGTTCAGTGATGAGAGGTTTTGAATCAATGTGTCACGAACTTGATCTAGTTGGTTGGACTGCAACACAAGGAAACAGAAGTTCTATATCATCTGAAGTTGTAACAACAGATCAAATGGGGGGATCCATTAAGAAAGCACAAGTAGGACACGTAATTATTTCCGTAGCAAAAACTCTACAACAAAAGGAATTGAAATTGGCAACAATTGCGATTACAAAATCAAGAATTGGTGATGATGGTATCGTATTTGAAAACTGCAAATTTGATAATGGTATGTTGGAAATTGATACCGAAAGTTCTATGACATTCTTGGGTGTTGAGGAACAAAAAGAAGACAGACAACGTCAACGAGTAAAAGAGTTGATGGAAAAAAGAAAACAAAAAGAACAAAATAACTAAATTTATGAAAATGGAAAAAATTTTAACAGAAAATTCTGGTAGATTTGTTATCTTCCCAATTGAACACAACGATATTTGGGAATATTACAAACAACACCAAGCTGCCTTTTGGACGGCTGAGGAAGTAGATCTAACAAACGATATTCGTGATTGGGAAAAACTAACCGATAATGAGAAGTATTTCGTTAAGAATGTATTATCATTCTTTGCCGCATCCGATGGTATTGTTAATGAAAACTTGGCGGAAAATTTTTATCGTGAAGTACAATATCCTGAAGCAAAATTCTTCTACGGATTTCAGTTGGCGATGGAGAACATTCACTCATTGATGTATTCATTATTGATTGATACGTATATTGGAGATGCGAGAGAAAAAGACGAATGTTTTAACGCAATTGACCGATTACCTGCGGTACAGAAGAAAGCAAAATGGGC